AATGCTGGAGTTGTTGTAGACAATATTACAATAGATGGAACAGAAATAGATTTATCATCCGGTGATTTAACAGTTGATGTTGCAGGAGACATAACACTAGACGCTGGTGGTTCAGATATTAACCTTGCAGTTGCAGGTACAACTTTTGGTTCTCTTACAAATCTTAGTGACAATTTTAAAATTAAATCTACAATAGCAGATGAAGATATTATCTTTATGGGAAATGATGGAGGAGTTGAGATTTCAGCACTAACATTAGATATGTCTGGTGGAGGTTCGGCATCATTTATTAAAGATATTCAGATAGGCGATGGTAGATATATTGGATCGGCTAGTGATGGAGATGCTATTCAAATTTCATCTGCTGGTGTTATAACTTTTAGTGGTGCTGCAAATGTTGGACAACAAGCAATTACATCTTCATCGAATGCAGTTGCCTGGGATGCCTCTGCTAAACCAAACGCATATCATGTAACAACAGAAAATACGACTTTCTCTGCACCAAGTAATGCAGTAGAAGGTGCTTTTATTTGTTTAGAATTAAATTATAACGGAAGTCATACTATTGGTTGGAACACCGTATTTGAATTTGCAGCCAGTACAGAGCCAACGGAAACAGCAACAGATGGTAAAACTGACATTCATGTATTTAGATACAATGGAGCAGTTTGGCAAGAAGTTGGTAGAACAATGAATTTAAGTGAAAGTTAATAGGAGATAATATGTGGGCATTAGTAGAAGATAATAATATAACAAAAATAATAACAAATCCTAAATCAATGGTTATAGGTGATGTTCGTTATTCAAGAAAAATATTTGAATTATGGAGTAAATCAGAATTAGAAGCTATTGGTATTTATGAAGTTGAAACAGATAATACAAATTTTAAAAATAATAAATGGTATATTAATACTGATGAGTCATATACATTTGGTAGTGGTAAAGTAACTAGAGCATGGGGTACAGCTACAGCTAAAGCACATGCAGATACTTTATATACAGAACAAAATAAAACAGATAATGAAATACCAGATGGTAAAGATGTCGGTGATGTTGCAGTTGAAGGATTAAAAACAATTTTAATTAGAGAAGTTAAACAACAAGCTGAAAATTTGTTAAATAAAACTGACTGGTACATAACACGTAAAACAGAAAAAAATACAGCTATTCCTAGTGCTATTACAACATGGAGAGATGGTATTAGAACTAAACAAGCAGAAATGGAAACATCAATTACTAACGCATCAAATACACCAGCCCTTGAAACCTTATACACTTATGTTAATACAGCTGATGAAGGAGACCCAGTTGTCATGGTAAGACCATTAGCAGAGTTCCCAGTATTAGGATCTTAACATGCCTTTAATTTTACCAGGTAATGTAGCAACAGCTTTAGGTGGAGCATATGAAGTAGCTAACTCATTAAGATTTGATGACGGTAGTTCAGATTATTTAAATAAAACTCCTAGTAGTGCAGGAAGTAGAACTACATGGACATGGAGTGCTTGGGTTAAAAGATCAGATATTTCACCAACAAATGGAATGTTTGAGGCTTATGAAGATAGTAACAATTTTACTTATATAAGATTTGCACCTTCTTATATAAGAATTTTTAATAGAATTGGTGGGTCTACTAAAGCAGTTTATAATACTTCGGCTTTTTATAGAGATGTTTCAGCTTGGTACCATATTGTTTGGATTTGGGATACTACAAATGGAACAGCTGGGAACAGATCAAGATTGTATATTAACGGAACAAGAGTTACTAATTTTAGCACGGAGACTAATCCAACGTCAGGAGAAGAAAGTTGGATAAATAATAATGATGCTCATTATATAGGATCTACAGGTGTTCCAAGTCTTTATTTTAATGGCTATATGTCAGAAGTTTGCTTTATTGATGGCACAGCTTTAGAACCAACATCATTTGGAGAATTTGATTCTGATAGTCCAACAATATGGAAACCAATAGATGTATCTGATTTAACATTTGGTACGAATGGTTTTTATTTAGATTTTGAAGATAGTTCAGCTTTAGGAAATGATGTATCTGGTAATAATAATGATTGGACAGCGAATAACCTTACAGCAGTAGACCAATCTACTGATACTTGCACAAATAATTTTGCAACATTAAATCCTTTATCTAGTTTAACAACAAGTAGTCAAGCATTTACAGAGGGTAATTTAGTAGTTACAAATTCTTCTGGTGGAATGCGGCAATATAATTCTACAATTGCAGCAGCAACGGGTAAATGGTACTGTGAAGTAAAAGTAACATCAGTAGGTGGAGATGCCCCAGGAGTAGGAATTATTGATCCTTCTAAATTTGTTTATAATAGTCATATTGCTGGCACTAATGATGGTTATTGTTATTTATATGGTGGTAATAAACAATATAATGGTTCCAGTGTTTCTTATGGAGATAGTTGGACAACTAATGATATTATAGGTATTGCTATGGATTTAACAAACTCAAAATTATATTTTTCTAAAAATGGTACATTTCAAAATTCAGGTGATCCAACTTCTGGTTCAACAGGAACTGGATCAGCTTATGATATAGTATCTGGTGTGTTTTATACTTTTGGTGGTAGCACTAATGATGTTAATACTGATCCTGTGTATTCATGGAATTTTGGTGGGACACAATCTTTTACAATTTCATCAGGTAATGCAGATGCTAATGGTTATGGAAACTTTGAATATGCAGTACCTAGTGGATACTATGCACTTAATACAAAAAATTTAGCGGAGTTTGGAGGTTAAATGGCTGTTTATACATCAGTAAACGATCCAGAAGAACATTTTAAAACAGTAATTTTTACAGGCGATGGTTCTGATAATAGAGCAATTACTGTTGGCTTTCAGCCTGATTTAGTATTTTGTAAGCAAAGAACAGATGCTAGTGGTGGGTATGTGGTAGATGTTATTAGAGGAAACAATGCAGCATTGCAATTTTCAAATACTAATCAAGAAGGAACTTTTGCTAGTATGACATTTGAATCTAATGGAATTACAGTATCAGGAAATGAAAATTTAAATAATGAAAATGCACATAATTATGTAGTATGGAATTGGAAAGCAGGAGGTTCAGGTGCATCTAATACATCTGGAGATATAAACTCAACAGTTAGTGCTAATACTACAAGTGGATTTAGTATTGTTAAATGGACAGGATCTAGTGATGCTAGTGGCGCAACAATTGCACATGGGTTATCTGCAGTTCCAAAATTTATTATTGCGAAAGAATATGATGATAATGGAAACAATTTTGTAATTTATCATTATAATACAGGTGCTGGTGGTTATTTGCAATTAAATTCTACTGCTACTACAGTAACAAGCAGTATAATGTGGGGACAAACAGTACCATCAAGTTCTGTATTTACAGTAGCAAACGATAGTCAAACTAATGCTACTGGATCAAATTTTATAGCTTACTGTTTTGCAGACAAACAAGGTTTTAGCAAGTTTGGTACATACGAAGGCACTAATAATACCGATGGAACTTTTGTTTATACAGGATTTAAACCAGCTTTTGTTTTAATAAAAGATGTTGATGCTACAAACAACTGGGGAATTGTAGATAATAAAAGAGCTAATTCGTTTAATGAAATTTCTGCTATGTTAAATCCTAATGTAGCTAGTTATGAAGGAGCTAATAATGAGGTGGATTTTTTATCCAATGGTTTTAAATGGAGAAGCACTGATGGAAATTCTAACGCTGCTGAAACATACATATATGCAGCCTTCGCAGAAACACCTTTCGTAAACTCTAATGGAGTGCCTTGCAATGCTAGATAAAATAAATTATAAACTGACGCAGAAGCTAAATCGTTATTTGGTGAGTAATAGCTAAATGTTACAAAAAGTAAAATTTGAACCTGGATTTAATAAACAAGTTACGTCTACTGGCGGTGAAAGCCAATGGGTTTCAGGTGATAATGTTCGTTTTAGATATGGTAGCCCTGAAAAAATAGGCGGTTGGTCTCAATTAGGATCGGTTGATATTACAGGACGTAATACTGCTATTCATCATTTTGTAAATACGTCTGGTATTAAGTATGCTGCATTAGGAACTAACAGAATTTTATATGCATACTCTGGAGGTATTTTTTATGATATACATCCAATTAAATCTACTACAACTTTAACAAGTGCTTTTACTACTACAAACGGATCATCAACTGTAACCCTAACTTTTGCATCAGCACATAATATTAATAAATTTGATATTATATTATTAGATAATTTTTCATCTATTACTAACTCTAATTTTAGTTCTTCTAACTTTGATGATAATAAATTTATGGTAACATCAATACCAACAGATAGTACACTTACAATTGATACTGGATCTAATGAGTCTGGATCAGGTGCAACTACATCAGGTGGTATTAGAGTTAAACATTACTATCCAGTAGGTCCAGCCGTAGAGGTTGCATCAACAGGTTGGGGCCTTGGATCTTGGGGTGGACAACAGCAAGGTCAATTTACATCAACACTATCATCATCAATAAATGCAAGTGTAACAAGTTTAACAATGGCAAGTTCATCATCTTTTCCATCATCAGGAACAGTTATTATTGGAACAGAATTAATTACTTATACAGGAAATAGTGGTGGTACATTATCTGGGTTAACAAGAGGTGCGAATGGTACAACAGCTGCAACGCACAGTTCTGGTGCAACAGTAACCGATGCATCTAACTTTTTTGCATGGAACGCTGCAGCATCAGGAGATATTGTTACAGCACCGGGTTTATGGTCATTAGATAATTTAGGTAACAAATTAATTGCAACAATTAATGGTGGAGAAAGTTTTGAATGGAATTCAAATCCAACAGGTGCTACAGATACAAGAGCCAGTATAATAACAAATGCACCAACAGCTTCTGCATTTAGTTTAGTATCAACACCAGATAGACACTTAATATTTTTTGGAACAGAAACAACTATTGGAACTTCTTCTACACAAGATCCTATGTTTATAAGATTTTCTTCTCAAGAAGACATTAACACATACACACCAAGTGCAACTAATACTGCAGGTACACAAAGACTAGCAGATGGATCAAAAATTATGGGAGCAATTAGAGGTAGAGATGCAATTTATATTTGGACTGATACTGCATTATTTATTATGCGTTTTGTTGGCCCACCATTTACATTTTCATTCCAACAAGTTGGTACTAACTGTGGATTGATTGGACAGAATGCAGCTGTTGAAGTTGATGGTGCTGCATATTGGATGTCAGAAAATGGTTTTTTTAGATATACTGGTAAACTAGAATCCTTAGCTTGTTTAGTTGAGGACTATGTTTACGATGATATTAATACAGTTCCTAAGAACCATATTTATGCAGGGTTAAATAATTTGTTTGGTGAA